AGCCGGTGGCGGATGCTGCGCCCCTCTCGCCGGTGGCGGATGCTGCGCCCCTCTCACCGGTGGCGTGGTTTTCATTTTCGGCGTCCGCTTTATTGATGGCATTGTCAAAGTCACACTGTGCTTTTACGTACTCCACTTGCGCCTTGACCAACCCCGGAATACCGATCTCCGCGCTCAATGTCAGCTTCTTTCCGACGCGTTTCGTGTCATCGCTGCGCTTCTCGTAGCTGACATCCTCCAACTCCGCTTCGAAGTACCGTGAGCCATCACCGGGCGTGTAATAGCTCAGCACATCCAGCGGCATCTCACAGGCATGAAGCCCTTTCTCGCACAGCTCAATGTCGCCCTCGACCTCTGCCGTCTTGCCAAGCTCATACTGGAATCCACGGCATTTCATGTCCTTGTCTGTTGCCTTGTAAACCTTCATCGTCTCCACTCCTTTCCGATTCTCCTCCGCATTGCCTGCTCCAAGCTGCGCCACTTCCCGGCCTCTACAATGTTGGTATCCTGCACCGCCTTCGCCACGCGCTCATACTCTGCGTTCCGCTGCGCTTCGTACCTTGCCCACGCCGCACAGCTTCCGTGGCACCCGACCTCGCGCCGGTCGCACCGCACCCCGCAGGGCGGCACAATCATACTCATTCCCACTTCACCATCGCTTTCACCACACCGGCCTGCGCTGTGTGCTCCGGCTTGTCATCCACCTCCGGCAGCGTCAGGCACCACGCCAGAAACGCCAGCAGCATCACCCACAGGACGATTGCCACCGCCCACAGCCGCCTGCACCATCGTCTGGTGCGGCATAGCCGGGAGTATTCCCGCGCCCGCCTGTTCCGCTCTCTCACCGTCCCAGCGCCTCCACGCCCTTGACGATAGCCCAGCTCAGCCACGCCGCGCCGATAAACGCCAGCGTCCATGCAAACCACGTCATTTCGCACCTCCGATCATCATCAGCTTCTCCTCGTCTGTGAAGTGCAGCACGCTGTCCAGCGCCCACACCTCCTCAATAGACCACTTGGTCTTTCCGCTCATCCGATAGGACATCTGCGTCTCTGTCATGCCCACAGCCTGTCCCAGCTCCTTGTTGGTACGGATCAGCGCCCGTCCCATCGCGCCGCGTACCGCGCTCTCAAACCCGCGCTTCCGCTTCGCCGTCTGCTGCGGCCTCAACATTTCTTCTTCCTCTCGATGATGGCGTCCAGCGCGGTTTCCATCCGCTTCTGAATGTCCTTCGGCTTCTTCACGCCGTTCAGGATCTGGCACACATACGCCTTTCCGACCCCCAGCTCTGCGCCCAGGTCGGAATAGGTAATGCGGTTGTTGTGCATCCTCCCGATCAGTCGTCCCGTCCATGCTTCCGGCATTTCTGTTCTCCTTTCAAATTTATAGTTGCAAAAGTTTACTTTTCGTGATACCATAAAGTTGCCACACATCATGCATCACGAGGTGCTTATGACCAGATACGATCTTCTTTCCGTCCTTCTGGACAACGGCGGCGAAATGGAGCAGTCCCAGCTGTTGAACAAATTCCCGGACAACCAAGTTACCGCCGAAGGCTTTTTCCAAATGCTTCTGGATGACCGCTGCATCAAATGCGGCAAAGAGCCGTGGTCAACTGTCTCCATCACATTCAAAGGCAAAGCCCTTTACTCACAGTTTGATCAGGAAAAGAAAGACCACGACGAGGAACGCGCCTACATTCGAGCCGTAAATCACAGCTCTCGCAATATCGCAATAATAGCCGCGTGCGCTGGTGTTATCGCCGCCGTCTTGTCTTTTATCCAACTCCTTATGCTCCTTCGGGGATAACCGCTGCAGATGGCTCACCAGCACCCAAATGTTCCCGATCAATACAACGGTGCAGTACAAAAAGGCTAATACCGCTCCTGCGCCCATTCTCTCACCACCTCTCTCAATGTTCTAACTTTTATAACCGCAATGCCAATTATACAGGCAACTTAGTTAGAAGTCAACGGCCTTTTTCTAACTTTTCTAATCTTGGATAACTGCACAAAAGGAGGTGCTTGTTTTGAGCGTTTTTTACAAACACTATTTGGCGCTTTGCTCTGAAAAAAAGGTTTCCCCATCTGGCGCCGCAAAGGCAATCGGGTTATCTAACGCCGCTGCAAGCGGTTGGAAAAAGGGAAAAGCCCCGTCAGACGTAACACTTGAAAAATTGGCAAACTATTTTGGTGTTCCGGTCGAAACCTTGACCGCTGGGCAAAAAGAAAAAGCCCCCGGCCGCATGGCCGAGGACTTGAGCGCCGAGGAGCTTGAAATTGTCTCTATTCTTCGCAAGATGTCTCCTGAACAGCTTGCGCGGGAGCTGGCGTATCTGCGTCAAGCTTCCGCAGATGGGCAAGGTAAGTAACTTTCCGTTTTGGTGTGAGCTTGCGGTATAGGTCGATCACCGCGTTAATCTCCTGTTCAGTAATCCGTGTTTTCCCCATTTTCTTCCCCTTTCTTTCGTCAAATTGTATAATAAAAATTGTTTTTTCTGTTTATTTGCCTGAAATCGCCGCGCCACCCTTGCTATTCTTTTGACAAGTTATATAATAAGTGTCGGAAAGGGGGTGTGGTTTTGTGGATAATTCCACGGAAGATTCCGGAACTGTTCGCTATCAATTAAAAAATGTGCCGCCGACAAACCTATTTGGTGACCAGCAGAATCATATCGAACAATGCAAACCCGCCCCGAAGCCGAAGAAAAAAGTTTTGTGGATAATTATTTTATGCCTTTGCCTCTTTGTCGGCGGATTTTGTTATGGAGATTCCGTCGGATACGAGCGGGCAAAGGACGAATGGTACCACTACGGATACAAAGACGGCGAGAAAGCCGGATATTCGAAAGGGAAAACAGCCGGTTACAATTCAGGTTATACAAAGGGGTACAACACGGGGTACAGTAACGGATATAATGCTGGGTATGAAGACGCCCAACCATCATACAGTTATACGCCATACGTTGATTACACAGTTTATATTACGGCAACAGGCTCCAAGTACCACAGGTGGGGATGTCAGTACCTGCGCTCGAGCTGTTATTCCATTTCACTGACCGACGCAATCGCCAGCGGATACACGGCATGTTCCGTGTGCAGCCCATAGTTTAGGCGCCCCCGCCGTCTCCGCAACGGCGGCGGGGGCTTACAGCAGACACACCAACCATCACGCCTGCCTGCTGCGGCTTTACCGTAGCAGTTTTTCGTCGGGCACGTCAATACAACATCAGGGCAAACTCCGTTTTTGCCAAAAACAATTACTGGGCACCGCCTGCCCACAATAGGGCGGAAGGGGGATAAAATGGATATTTCTTTGCAGGAAGCTTGCCGTGAAGCGCGAAAACGTCTTGGTTTGACATCCCAAGACCTCTCCGATGCTTCCGGCATTCCTGTTTCCACCATCAACAACTTTTTCGCCAATGGTTCCAAACGTGCGGCACTTGCCATCGCCGGCCCTCTCTGCTGCGCATTGCACGTTTCTATAGACCGGATTTTCGGCATTACAGAGATCCTCCCGCCGGACAAGAAACTTGCCCAGACGCGGCGGCAACACGCCACGGAGTTGCACGCCGCCCGCATGGAGGGCATTGTAGAAAGCCTGAAAGCCCGCGTAAAAGCGCAGCAGACCTTGATTTTTATCCAGTCCATCGTCCTCGCGCTGGTCATCTCCTCGCTGACGCTGTATGTGGTGCTGGACTATCAGGCAACGGACGAAGGGCTTATTCAAGGCCGGATATCCAGTGTCGTTGGATGGGTCATGTTTCTGCTGTTGGCCGCCTGTATCGGCATATTTGCCGCTGTTTTTATCATGTGCTTGCGTTACGCAAAGGAACACACACCAGACCTCGACGAATAAAACATTCGTTCTATTTTACACAGACATTGTACATGACAAGTTTCTTGTTTTCAATAGACGTAATTCACAAGGTTCTTGTTATTTTTTTGTATGTAACCCCCATTGGAGGTATCCCATGAAAATCCCAAAAGCAACGCAGCTGCCCTCCGGCAGCTGGAACGTTAACGTTATGATCGACGGAAAACGCATTTCCGTTACCGCACCCACCAAGCGCGAGGCGGAGAACGAAGCCGCCGCCCTGAAGTCCGGCGCCAAAGAGCATACTAAGGCGGAGCGCGTTCTCCTTACCGCCGCCATTGACGACTACATTGAAAGCAAAAGCGCCGTCCTCTCTCCGGCTACTGTCCGCGGCTATAAAACCGCCCAGAAAAACAGGTTCCCGTCCCTCATGAATCGTGATGTACGCACCATCACCAAACAGGACGTGCAGCTTGCTGTCAATGCGGAATCCAAGACCGTCTCTGCCAAAACCGTAGCCAACGCCTATGGGCTTATTCGCCCCGTACTGAAGGAGTGCGGCGTGGACGTGTTCGGCGTCCGATTGCCGCAGGTGCAGAAGCCGGTCAAAAAATACCTTCAGCCGGAGGACATCGGCAAGCTGGTAGAGGCCGTCCAGGGCGATTCCTGCGAGATTCCAATCTTGCTGGCCGTCTGGTTGGGTATGCGCCGTTCCGAGATCGTGGGTCTGTGCTGGGACTGCGTGGACACGGAGAATAACCTTCTGCATATCCGCCGCGCCGTTGTCCCGGACGAACACAATAAATGGGTGCAGAAGGACACCGCAAAAAATCTATCCTCCCAGCGTACCATAGACTGCCCGGACTATATCATGGATAAAATACGCCAGCTCCCGCACCGTACCGATGGCCGCCTGTTTGCTATGCACCCCGACACTGTACGAAAGCATATCCACCGCGCCTGTGACCGCGCCGGAATTCAGGACACCACCGTCCACGGCCTGCGCCACACCAATGCCGCCGTTATGAAGTCGCTGGGCATTGATGACCGCATCGCAATGGAGCGCGGCGGCTGGAGCTGCGAAAGCACTTACAGAAAAACATATTCCTATGTGTTCGACAGTGCTAAGGCCACCGCAAACACCGCCATCAACGACTACTTTTCAGCACGAATTACAGATGAAATTACAGATGTAAAATAAAAAACCGTGTATTTATGCGCCGTTCCAGCTTTTTTCTGTCGGGTTCAAATCCCTCCTTCCGCGCCAAAGAGAAAACCGAGGAAACACAACGTTTCCCCGGTTTTCCTTTTGTTTTCAACGCTTCCCGGCTTTTAACCTTTTGCGTTTATCTTGCGGTAATTACGTCTCATCTGTAAAAATCACAAGAATATTACATACGAATTACAGATGAAATTACAGATGAAATTCGCCCGTCAGGCGTTCTCCATGACGTGCACAGCCTGACGGAGCGCCTCTTTCACCGTGGGGTCGTCCGTGTCCTGCATCATGCGCTCGATGGCCTCCTTGCCGCGGCTTTCGCGGGAATACCCGTCATCGCGGCTGTACCGCCCCATAGAATCCCGCTTGCGTCGGTACGAGCTGCCGCGCCCATACGTACCCCGGATGCTCGCATCCCAGTCGCCGCCGCGGGAATACCCATCCTCGCGGGAATACCCATCGTCACGGCTGTACCCGCCGCTCTCAAACATGGCGATCTTATCAATGTTCTTGATAGAGGACGTCAGCTTGTGGATCACGTCCAGCTCTCCGGTGCCCATCTCCTGCTTGCCGGCATACTCGGAAAGCTCGTCACACAGCATCTCGCGGATGCCAAAAAGTTCCTTCATGTTCATGTCGTCCCTCCTCTCACGCAATTCTCTCAACGGTCAGATTGCTGTTGGCAAAGCTGACCGCCTGCGTACTGGTGTTCTTCATGGCGACCGTCAGGCAGCAGCCCTTCGGCACGCACACCTGCGCGGAAACGTAGATATTGAAATAGTTTTCCACGGCAGCAGGCGTCACCGTCGCTGTAGCGCTTGTCAGCGCCTCGCCGTTGACGGCCAGCGCGGCGGTGATGGCTCCCACGGTGCCACCGGTGGGAATGGCGATGTTGCCGCCGTAAGTGACTTTGTACAGTGCTCTGCACTGGTTCGTCAGCCCGCGCAGCGTCACCACCCCGGCGCCCTCACGGTGCACGATGCACGGCTTGCTGTTGACCGCGGTTTCCGTCAGAGGCACATTCTGCCCTGCGGCCACAGTCACAATATTGGCGTTGGTAAATTCGGCCAAAATAATCACTCCTTTCAAAATACAGCGGCGGGACTATTGCCCCGCCGCGTTGGTGTCAGTATCAGCACGGGGCTGACCATTTTGTTGACGTCAACAAAATCGCCAACAAAAAGCTATGCTATGCACTTTTCAGCAGCCGCAGCAGCCAGTATAACTGCCACTTGCCCACGGGTTGCAGGACGGGTAACTGGGAATGGGTGTGGGGCGCAGCTGGGAGATCAGGTAGTTGTTCTGCGCAGCCTGAGATGCCTGCAAGCGCAGCTCCTGATTGGCGCTCTGAAGATCCTGCAGCTTGCTCTGCGTCAGGAAGTCCAAAATCGCGCGGGAATTGGCGTTCGCGTTTTCTACGATGTCCCGAGCCGCCGTCTGCACGGTGTTGCGGGTGTCGCAGGCCTGCGTCGCCATGTCGTACCGCACCTGGGCGATGGCCGCCCGGTTCTCGCAGCAGCACTCCTGGTTCTGCATCTGCATGGCGTTGAGCTGCTGCATCAGCGCCGCCTGCTGGTTTGCGCGGGACAGCTCCGCCGTAGCAAAGCCGCCATTGATAGAGTTGTTCAGGGCAAACGTGGAATCACAGATGCCGTTATTCACCGCGTCCAGCTTGCGCTCAACGGTGGCGAAGTCAGAGGCCAGCACATAACCGTCCATCACACTGCCGTTGTTGTTGCCGTAGCCGTTACGACCCCAGCCAAACAGCAGGATGATAAACAGAATGACCCACCATCCGTTTTCGCCGCCAAAGCCGCCGAAGCCGCCGCCCATCATGCCGGTAGGGGCCACAGGCATAGTCATGGTGGGGCCGCCGTCAGTAATTGCCATTGTCGTCACTCCTTTCGGATAAAGATGTATTTCATCAAATCGTGGCCACGATATTGATCACAAAAGGTTCTGAAACTGCCGCGCCATCGCCTGTGCCCGGTTCAACTGCTCCTGCGTCAGCGCGCCGCTCTGCAGCATCTTTTCTACCTCTGCTTTCGGGTCGCCCTGAAAGCTCGATTTGAACTGCTGAAACTTCTGCACCAGCTGCCCAAAATTCCCCAGCGGGTTCACGTTCCCGCCCATAGCCTGATAAAACGGATTACTCATCGTCCTCGTCCTCCTCCACCTTGCGTTTCTTCTTGCCCTTCATTTCGCCAACAAGAGCCGCCAGCGCGTCGAACTCTTTACGGGTCACATATTCCGGCGCGGTCACTTTCTGCGCTTCAGGCGCGTTTGCAAGCCGCTCAACAAGGTCGTAGACCTTCAGCGTCGGCTTGCCGCTGGCGTCGGCCTGCTTCAGGTACACCGTGGGCGCCGTACTGTCCCAAAGCGCCACCGCCGCATTGGGTGCCACCATCCAGCTCCGAGCCTCCTGCTCGCCGGACACCCATTGAACGCCGCTCTGCGGTATAGGGTTTTGCATCTGCGGCATCTGCTGGGGCATCATCTGCTGCTGCCTGAGCTGACCGAGGTTGTCCGGCATCGGCGGCATATAGGGGTTTCCGTAATAGGGATAGTTCATTCCTCATCCGTCCTTTCCCAAAAATACAAAGGTGTTTCGGCCCCGGAATCCCATGTGTCATGCCAGTCTCCGTCTATCACGCACACCACGTGGGACGCCAGCGCCAGAAGATATGTACCACGCGGGTGTTCCCTTGCGAAGTCGCCCACGGAATAACTGTCCGGGTAATCCTCCGGGATAATATGCCGTCTAAATCCCAGTTTTTTCAGGTACGCGCCCCATACATTGTTGGCACTGGGCATATCCGCCAAAGCCAGCCCCTGCATACACAGCTGCACATACGTCTCATGCCATCCCTGCCCCGTGGCCTTGCAGATAGCCCTTACCGGGCAATCCCCCACGTTTTTCCCCGCTGGGTTGGGGTTGTAGCGCACGAACATCACGACCACCTCTCTTTGATGTAAGCATACAGGGATATGCCCGTTTCAAAGTGGCGATAAAGTGGCTGAAAAGTGCGCGTAAAAAAATCAGCCAACTCTATTGCACTTTTTTATATTCCGCTGTATAATCAGGCTACACACCACTAACGCCGCCGTACCCCCTTTCGGCGGCAAATAAAAAGCCACACCTTTTCAGGTGTGGCTTTTTTCTGCGTTCAACCCGTCTGCAATTTTTCGGTATGCCCTGCTCCGGCATCGTTTTACTACGTCCACAGACACGTTCATGCGAAATGCCTGCTCCACGCAGCTTCGCCGCCGCACATCGCACTCCGCGATGCACTGGGCTTCCTCTTGGGGTAACTCAAAAGATTGGATCCATGCGATAGCCCTCTTGGGTGCCATGCCCTGCAGCATGGCGCGGATTTCCCTGTGCTCCTGCTTCATCCTGCTTACGCAGGCCTGCGGATCGCCTTTCGGCGGGATGGTGCCATAGGATGGTTGCGCCTATCGCCCGTTACTCCTTTCGTTTATTACGGTGCTCTCCACCGGTTTTTCAGATCATCCACAGATTTTACCTTCTGCTCCGCTTTCATGATGGCCTCAACTCCCTGCCGCACGTCCGTTTCCTCGTAGCCGTGCTCCAGCATCTCCTTGTAGATCAGACGCGCCGTTTCGGCGTCGTTATCCTTCTGCGCCCGGTACAGCAGCTCGCACCACCGTTTCTTGTTTCCAGCGCTCTTGTCCATGCGGTAGATGGCCTTTTCCATCTCAAACATCAGCCGCACATTCCCGGTGTCGCTGGCAATGCTGCGGGCGATAGACCACATGTCGCGCCCTATGTTGCCTATGCTGATGCCAAAAACCTTGCTGCACATGAGCATGACCTGCTTCAGGTTGTAAGCCGTTGTGGTTTTTGCATCACCGTTCAAGCCCTTGATGAACGTCTTGCCTGTCCGGATAATATCATCTGCCGCTGCTGCATCCATGCGGTCTACGGTGTAGCCCTGCAAGATGGACAAAATGTCCCTCAAGTACGGAATACGGCCTATTGGGTTCATGTTGCTGATAAGGTTTCCGCCAAGCACAACATTTTTTACGGCCTCGCCCGCATTTTCTTCATCCCCGGAGTAGCCGGTAAATGCTTCCAGAATACGTTCCGCCCAGTTTTTATCCTTGTCGTCGTCTCGCAGGCCGTCCACGATGGACTGCGCCAGCGCGTTGACCACATCTGTCACGACCAGCGCGGCCACGGAGCGCTTGAGCTTTTTCAATGCTGAACTGCGCTTCTGCGGGTTATTTTCATACGCCCATGCATCATAGGCACGCATGAACATATTCAGGCTTTTCAGCGGCTCGCCCATGAACGATGTGGCCTGACGTGTCAGTGCGTCGCTGTCCCGCATGATCTGCGTCCGCTGCATGATGCCGTCCACCACCTGCGTTTGGTCGATCACATCCGTGAACACCGCCGCCACCTGCCGATAGTAGGCGTCGCTGCCGACTTCGAGATTCGTTTCAGACGCTACCTGCCATTCGCAGGCGTTCCATATCTTGCCCCACGTCACCGCGTCGGCTTTCCCGGCCAGTGCCATGCTCTTGTCTTTCAGCCACTCAAGCACACCGCCGTCTGTGCCGTATACCTCCCGTGCGATGGTGTACCGGCTGCCCTGGTCAAAGCCGGCTGTGTCCTTGATGCCCGCAATAGGTGCCCACCGTCTGGCCTTGTCCCAGCCGTTTCCAGCTGTCACGCCTTTTTTAACCCCTTTTACCATGTACTCCGGGTCAAGAGCCACCGCCGCCCGGAAGTACGCCGTGGGCTGCTGAATGACCACTCGCAGGTTCGCACCCACCGCGGCGCCCTTTGCGTTGCCCACAATGCGCTCCACGGCCCTTGTGGTGGCGCTGGCGTTTTTCACCATGCCGTTCTGCACGTCCCGCATCAGGTCCCGCCAATACTTCTGTGCCGAATCTCCGTACACGCCGGAAAGAACCTGCTGAACATTTCTGCCCGTCAGATTACCCATGCTGTCCCGGTACCGGTAGTTGTACAGCCGGTTGATATCCTCCATCGGTGCCAGCAGCGTGGCGTATTTAATCATGTCGCTGGCGTTTTGGGCAAACACATCGTACACGTCCCCGATATCCAGCGCATTGCTGGCGTTGGGCGTCAGTGCCTTTGCGCTGCCCATGTTCTTGATCGAGCGGGCATTGTCTGCGTCCTTCTCAACTGTGGCAGAGACAGCATCTCTCGCAGCCTTGATCGGCCAGTAGTGTTCCTCCTTGAACTTACGATAGCCGTACACCTGCATACTGGCTTCGTTGCCCCATTCCGCCAGCTTCGTGCTGGCCAGCTTCTGCAAGCCGGCCGCCACCTTGATCTGCTCCGGCGTCAGCACAGAGGTGATGGCTTTGATGTCCTCCAGCGTCAGCTGAATGTTCTGCTCTCCACGGTCAATGGCTTTCAGCTTGCCGTCCCGCTTGATCTCCGGCTGCACGATGCCGCCCACCATCAGGTGGTTCATGGCCTGCTCGCCGCGCTTGGCAAGATTGTACAGGTTCATGATTTGCCCGGTTGTCAGCGTCAGCTCCACGCCGCGCCCTGTGGTGAACGTATGCCGCTCATCGCGGTTCTTATATACGTCTGCATCAAGGAAACGCTTTGCACTGTCCCTGACATCCAACAGCATCACATGCTCCCGATCCTGCGCGTTCCGCAGCGTTCGGTAGATCTGCATGCCGGCCTTTCCGTAAGCGGAAAAGTACGTATACGGGTCTGCCATGTCAAGGGAGAGCTTGCGGTTTCTGCGTCTGCGGCTCATGCTTCCTGCGGCCAAATCCTCCGCCCACTCGCTTATATGCGCGTACTTTTCATTCGCCTGTGTCCTGTTGTAGCTGGTCAGCGTATTTTCGATGGCGCGGATAGCGTTCCATACGGTTTCCAGCTCCGTCACGCTCATGTCAGCAATGCGCTTGTCTCCCAGATCGGAAAGAGATGCCAACAGCCCGCCGCCCTCCGTCAATGCAGGGTCAACGACCATATCCCCATCGCGGTCGATTATGTCGTCGTACATACGTCTTAATTTTTCCGCCTGCATTGTCCGCTTCGTGGGATCGCCATCGGTATTCTTGCGCAGTCTGCCGTTTTCATCAAAACTGTACGCACTCTCCAAATTGATGTTTTTCAGCAGGCTCGCCACCGCAACACGCAGTTCCTCCGGGATATGGTTTTTGTCCGTGGGACGCAGCAGCTTTTCGGAGATAGCCCCTGTGTGCCGGGCAATCCGTGCCCGCATCTCCGTGGCATACCGTTTTTCCCGCCCCTTTTGGGTCTTTTCGTTGTACTCCTTGCGCAGCTGCTTTATCTGTCCGTTCCGCTTTTCCCGCTCCTTGTGGAGCATTTCACGCACACGGCCTACGGCTTCCTGCTTTTCAAGCGCCACCCGGTCGGCATACGTTTTCTTCTGCCGCACCTGATCGGAGATCATGCCGTCAATGATGTCGTTGGCGATCTCCTGCGCCGCTGCGTCACGATACCCGGCGAAAGGATTCTGATAAATCGCGTCCATGCCGTCCAGCACATCCGCAATCCGATAGAGTTTGTCGGCCTCGGTATACACGTCACTGGGGAAATATCCCTCGCCGAACATCTCCGTCATCTCCGCATAGATCGTATCTACCGGTGTGCCATCCTTCTTGTTCAGTTTCATTGTGCCCATGTGCTGTTTGCGGAACTCGTTGTAGTGATACATCTCCCCGGTGGTAAGGATCTTCTGCCGCTTCAAATAATCCCGGATTTCCAGCAGCTCCGCGCCGTTCTCTGTCAGCTCCGCCGTGTTGTCCACGATCTTTTCAGCCACGCGCTTTGCGTAAGGCATCAGGGCGGACATGCTTACGTCCCTTTTCATCACGGCCTTGCCCAGCGCCTCCATGTCGGTCTGAATGTCCGCGTACTTTACGTCGCTGTCATACCGCCGGATGGTATCCAGCCCCAGCCGCTTCACGTCCTGCAGCACTACGGACGGCTCCTTGCTGATACGCATTTCGCCCTTCAAGTCCTGCACCCGCTGTTCCAATGCGCGGTTGCGGCTGGCCAATGCCGTGCGCTCCCGTTTCAGGTCGCGCATCTCCTGCTCAATGTCCGCTGTGCTCCGCAGCTGAAATCTGGCACCCTCTACGCTGTTCACGGCATCCAGCCGTGCTTTTTCGTCTCCGCTTGCGTACTCGATCATCCGCACACCGGCGTTTTCCAGCGCTGCCTTTACCTCTGCACTGGCGTCGTTAGGGATGACCGCCGCCAACACCTCATCAAATCCAACAGCTCTCTGCGGCTTCGCCTCAAAGTATCCGGTCGGCATATTGGAAATGTCTTCATACAGCTGCAGCACTTTTTCCGCCGTATCCGGCTTGATTTGCAGCGTGTGGTATGTCCGCAGCTCTTTATCAATTCCCGCCACAGTCCGTTTTGTACGCAGCGTCTCTACAATAGCCGACGCCGCATCGTCCGATGCGATAAACTCATTCTTTGCTGCAGGATCCTTGATCTCGTTGGTCAGCTCCGCAAGGCGTTCAGAATACTTCTGCCGGATAGCGCTGTATTCTTCCTCGGTCATTTTCTGCAGCCGCCCGGAGTCGGCCTTGATCTCGTCAATAGAGCCGTAATCCTTTGACGCAACACCCCAAATTGCCTGACCACCAAAGAATGTGTTAGCACCCTTCTGATCGCCTTGCTTCATCGCTTTAACAATGTTTTCCAGCGTGATCTCATAGTGCGTTGCCGAAAAACTCCTGCGATTGCCGGAGGATGTATAGTAGTCCTTACCGTTGTAAATGCCCTCGTTTTTTACAACACCGTCAAACAGATTATCCAGCCATTGCTCGTACTCCTTCTGATTTACCTTGTCGCGGATAGCTTTGTTGGTGGCGTCCCTGTCCACTTCCTCCGTTACAGTCTCCGTGTTACCGGCCAGATATTTCCGCGTATCCAACATATACCGCATCTTTGCCGCAACGGTTTCTGCATTTACCACATCAGCCGCATCCTTTGCAGGCAGCCCCAGCTTTTCGTAGTATTTTTGCAGCGCGGCGTTCAGCGCTTTGCCGTGTTCTTTGTACCACAGTTTTCTTGCCGCAATAGGCGACTCGCCGCCCTTTGCTCGAAAATCGTTTACAGTGCCCTCCCCCAATTCGCGGATCAGGAACGATGCCATTTCCTGCTGGTTGTCGTCCATGCGTGTGACTTCACGCTTCATTACATTTTCTACCGCACCCCGCCCGGTATCTTCCAGATAAATGTTCATCACGCGCGGGTCGTCGCGCATAGCCCCGACAACTTTATCTACGCCGCCCTTCCGGTTCAGCTCATCCTCCAGCGTGTTTGCCGCAGAATATAATGGGCCTGCAAAGCTCCTACCTTTCGACCGCTCCATACGGTAAAACAGGTCGTGGATTTTCTTGGCGTATTTCTCATTTACCTCGTACTCGATTCGTGGGGCAGTTGGTGTCCATGCGTCGTAACCGTATACCTTGTTGCTGCGGAACAGCTGCGGGTCGATGGTATCCTTGCTGAACACAAACGAAATGTCGCCGTACTCGCCGTGGCCTTCGTCTGCCTTTACGATGGCAATACTCGGCATGGGAAGTCCGCCCAGCTTTGCGGCATCCAGCAGGTTCTTCTCTGTCAGGTTATGCAGCGCCAGCAGGTTTTTTGTCTCCTCCACAGGCGCTTTCAGCGAGAACTTTGGCTTGACATTTTCGCCATCGGTGGGTATACTATTAACAGAAGCATTCCCCAACAGAGCGCCGGAGTTTCCGGAAGAGCCAGCAATTCGGGGGGTGCTTCTTTCTTGCATTTTCCCGATATTGTAAACAATGCTCCCATCCTTACCCAGCGCAACGGAAATGCGCGTTCGATAATACTTTCCATCGAAATCCATGAAATATGCCGTTCGATAGTTCCAGCCGTCTTTCGCCATGTCCCCATGTCGTCCGGCTTCATCAAGAACAGTCTCCCCACCTCGTACAGATACCTTTATCAATTCGTCAATATGCGATGCGGCGTTTGCCTTTCGTTCAAAAGTTTCATCGCTCATTGTCTGTCCGTAATTATTATATCTGCTGCTGAGTTTTCCGGCTGACGTCCTCGTAAGAATGAGGATGTCCCCATCTTCGGCTATCAAGCGCACATCTTCATTGTTCCGGATTTTTCCGTTGATGTAGTTCTCCAATTGTTCGCTCCATGCCATAGGATCGTTGCCAAATAACACTTGTCTGTCCGCCTGGACATATTTCATGCCATTGGGGAACTGCTTGATTTGATACTTTGCACCGTCGCCCTCACCGGCGGCGGCTTTTGCCCTCTCCGCCTGTTGCTCCGCTGCGTCAAATGCTTTCTGCCACTTCTGTGCCACCGCCTCCAGCTCCGCAAAGTCCTTGCCGTAAGCCTCCTGCGCCGCCGCATCTCTGGCCTTGCCGGTAAAGATGGACTTGACCTTTGCGATGAACTCCTTCAGGCTGTCCAGCAGTTTTTGCGCCGCCGTCCGGTTGCTCTGGGAAAACTCACGGAACAGGTCAGGGTTTTCCATCATGTCACCGACGAAATCCGCCGCGATCTCGTCCATCACCTCGTCCTGCGTCAGCGTCACGCCGGCGCTTTCCGCCTTTTCCCTGTACCACTCCACGACCTCGGCCACTTCGTCAATGCCCTTTTCGCGCATACGGTGCTCCATAGCTGCCTGGCGGAATTTTCTGTACTCGGCAGGGGAGAGGTCTTGCATACGGTGTGTGACCTCGTGCGCAGCTACGTTCAGATAGGGCTTGTTGCTGTCTACGGCGATCTGGATCAGGTTCTTATCCCTGATGTACTGGCCGTTGGCCTGACCGCCCATAACGCTGTCCACGAATTCGATACGCACACCCAGCTTTTTGCCCATCGCGTTCAGCGTGGCCGCCGTGCGCTTGCTTTTGGCAATGACCGCGCGGGAATAGACGTTATCCGCCAGACCTGCGCCCGCCGTGGTGGTCACGCTCTTGACCTCCGCGTTCTCCCGCGCCACCTGTGCCGCCGCGTCCTCCAGACCCGCATTATACGCCGCGTATCTCTGCTCCGGTGTCAGCATGGCCGCATACGCGCCCTTCGCCTTGCTTGCTTCAATGCCGTTCAGCCCGGCATTGTACACGCTGGAGAACCCTGCGTACAGGGTGGGCACGTCCTCCGCCGTCCGGCTCATTTCCTGATACGCTTTCTGCCCAGCCTCCAGAAAGCCGCCTGTGGGCTTCTGTGCGCGTCTCTGCGTGACAGGGGTAGCCGTGGTACCCTGCGCCTGCGTCTGCGTCGTGTCGCGGCTTGCAAGGGCGGCAATGTCACGTTTCAGCTGGCTGATGGGCTGCTGTGTGTTCAGCTTCACCCCGGTGTTGGCCTCCAGCGTCTCCACGGCCACAGGATTCTTGGCAATAGCCGCCGCCTGATTGCCTGTGATGCTCTCGCCACGCGTCACAGCGTCCACGGCCTGTGCCGCCTTGCTGTCCATCTCCGGTGCGGTGTTTTGCCGCACGTCTGCCGCATAACGGCCATAGCTATATGTGTCGGGGGAGATTACACTACCCGCCACACCGGCCATTCCACCTACCACAAAATCATACAGAGAGTTGGCCAGCGTCTCACCGGCAGTATCTACGTCACCTCCATAGATGCGTGGCATCTGCCACTCCATCCAATCGCCGATAAGCTCTTCCAATCCCTCGCCAACGCCGGACGCCGTCAACTGTAATGCCGCATTCAGTGCACGCTTGCCAGCCGCCGTTTTTCCCAGCTTGTCCACGGCCGTCTGTATAGCACGCTGCGTTACATCGTCAAGGGCACCACCGCCATAGGCTTTAGCAAACGGCAAGGCCATGTTGAACATCTTTTCTGTCAAAACTTCCTTACCGGCCTGCACCGCGCCGTATGCGATTTGCTGTTTAAGATCGCCGCCGCCCTCGCGGGCTTGCATGGTCGCTCCGCCGAACGCTCTCGTTGCAAACGGCATCATACTACCAGGTGTACCCAGCAGGGCGTTAACAGCCAAATCACCGCCCATTTGAGCCATAGACGCACCGGCGTCTATCACCATTTGGCCGAAAGTACCCACGCCCTCCTTGGCAGCTTCGATATCGCGGCTTCCGCTTTGCTGTACCTGCAACGCCAGATCCCGTGATGCTTTTGTTGCTTTCTGCTGTACGCCGGTAGAGGTATTTACATTCACTTTGCCCAGACTTTCATACAGTTTGTTCAGATCGGCGGTACCAATCCGACCGGATGCGTCATAAGCCGCCTTCAGCGCCTGATCGTATGCGCCGTCGCCCAGAACAGTGGCATACGCTTTCATTTGCTTCAGCGCATTATCCAGCTCCGCAGCGCTCGACGGGGATTTTTCCTGATCGTATGCGTATTTGGCTCTGGCAACCGCCCATTGCGCGTCCTTGAGCGCGGCGGTGTTGCGCTGTGTTCTGCCGCCCTGTCCGGCCTGATACGCCACGCCCATAGCATCCATGTTCCCGGCAAGGCTTCCTTTCAGCCCACCAGAAACTGTCTTACCCGCACGGCTGAAAAAGCCCTGTTCCGCATTTTGCTTTTCCTGCCTCTTCTGCGCGGGAATATACGGGGACGGAGCGCCCGTATACTTTGTTTTGCTGATCTGTCTTAGCGTGGTTTTGCCAGAAGGGGAAGCCCATACATCCCCGCTGTTTTCGGCGCTTGCCTGCGTAGAGCGGTTGCTATCTTCGCCGCTGCTCCATGTTTTTCCTGTCTTGCGGTTTTTCAGCGTAATAGCCATAAATGCCCTCCATCAAAAGCTGATGTCATACCCGTAATTGGCAAACTTCTTTCTCAGCGTGTTTTTTTCGCCCTTGCTCAGCCCGGCACTTTCGATATCCTGCAACAGGCGGGACATAGAGCCATAGCTTTTCCCGTTCCACGTGAAAACACCTTCATCGGGGCTATAGTCAAGGCCGGTAAGATTCCCTGTGCTGTATCTTGTAGCATTGCTGCTAAACCCCGCAAGGCTGGTTCGGCTTTCCGGTGTGCTGCCACGGTCTTCCCACGTGTTGTTTTGGTACACCTGCTGTGCGGCCTTCTGTGCCGCTTTCAGTCTCGCGTTGTAGTCGGACAGGCTGTCGCGGTACCGGTCGTACTCGTCGTTGGCCAGATTGCGGTACAGACTGGCGTTGTCCATCAGGTCGCCGCGCTCCTGGGAATACAGCTGCCGTGCCACCTCCTCCAGCTGCGCCATGTACTGGTTGTACTGCTGCTGCGCCGCTGTAGTGGCGTAAGAAGACGCAAGCCCGCCCGTCCTGCTGGCCACCTGTCCCAGCACGTCCTGCATGCTCATTCTGCCACTGGCGCCGTACCGGTCGGCCAATGCCTGATACTGGCTGCCCTTTGTCCAGTCGTCGTAGTTCATGCTGGTCAGCTGCCGCGCCAGGGCGTTCAGCTGATCCATGTATTCGCTGTTGTAGGTAGGCAGATCGCCGACGCTTGTGGGCATAGTCACTGTCTGCGTGCTTTTTGTGCTTGTGGAGGTAGACGGCGGCGTGTAGCTTGCTCCGCCGCCCTGAATGCTATCGGCCACGTCATACGGCGATTTGCCAGCCGCCAAACCGCCAGCCGCATTTTTGATGATGGTGTCGAGTATTTTTGACGCTCCGCTTGTAACGTTGCGCCCAGCGTTATTTACGCCGTCAAAAAACCTGTTTACGTTATTCGCCATCGAACTGCCGCTGTTCGATACGCCCGGTTTGCCGGAGCCAATAATGTCACCGTCATACTTCTTTCTTGTTGCCATGTTACACCTCCGTGTTTGCGTTCTCCAGCGCCGCCACTCTCTGTTCCAGCGCCGTGTAGTTATTCTCCAGCGTGGTCACTCTCCCGGCCAGCGCCGCGTAATCGTTACCCAGCGTGTTCACAGTTTGGCTTAGTGCCGATAGGCTGGAAGTGTGACTGTTTACCGTGCTTTGCAGGGCGGAAACGGTGTTCTGTAAGGCTGTCAGAAGAATGTACATTTCCGCATTGGAAACGCCCGCCTTGCTGACGTTCTTTGTCACGTTGCCCAGCGCCCAGTCTGTGCGCTGACACATGTATTTGATGTACTGCTCCACCATGCGCAGCGCTTCCTCCGGGTTGCCCTTCGGAAGCTCGTTCAGGCTTTCAGGGAAAACGATCATTTCACATCACTCCCTATAATGAACTCGCGGGAAATACCCAGAATGGTACATTCTCCCTCACCCTCAAGCCGCAGCTCGAACTTGTCACATCGGTTTGTGGCAATGCGCATGGCGGTCACGTTGTAGTCCCGACCGGCCACTCTGCCGCACTCTTGCCATGACTTACCGTCAAATCGTGCCTTTGCGATCACGTGGCTTCCGGCAGGCAATTCAAGGCGCACCAGCAATTTGGAGTACGTTTTCTTTCCGTCAATCGTCTCGTACATGGGCGTGAACTGCGCCACCCACCGCTGATCCTTCGGCGTCGGAGCTCCGTCCAGCAGGTACACATCGCCGCTGCCGTCCAGCATATAGAGATCCTTTCCGATCCGGGCGAAGTCCACCGCCTCCGTGCTATCCTCCAGCACCCATATACCGGTCTTTGTCTCGTATACCATCAGCTTGTGTGCTGCGCCGTCTTTCACGCTGAGATAGTAGCTGTCGCCGTCGTTGCCCGCTATCGCATTGGTGAATTCCTTTTCGCCGAAGTTGTCGCTGATCAACGTGGGCGTTCCGCCGGAGTAGGCGTACACGCCGTGGTGTCCCTTGTAAAACAGCGTATCGTTGATGACCTGCTGGCTCTTCTGGCACCCGTCCTGCAAGCCCTCCATCTCGTATGTGTACATGGCGTACTCGGCGGGATAGCTGCCCAGCATCTTGTGCAGCTTCGTCTCCTTCCAGAACAGCACGGACGAACTCAGTTTGCAGCACCCGGTAAATTTGCCCTCTGTGCCCACCGCCAGCGTATACGCGTCTGTGCTCAAGCCCTCATACACGTAGAAGTTGGTGGGATCGCCCAGGGCACTGGCATAAATGGTCTGCGTATCACTGTCACAGCCCCACAGACGGTTCTCACTCTCGCATATAAAGTCGAGGTCGGGGATCTTCCGCTCCAGCTTAATGGATGTGCTTGCTTCGTTCACTGCCACAAACGTGTTGTCTGCCACCGTGATCGTGTTGGAAGTGACCGCCTTAATGACAAAATCCTTGTTGTTCTCCGTCTTAGAGGTGCAGCCGGAAAGTGTCACGCCGTCACCCGCCTTGAACTTCGTGGTCAAGTCCGCCCAGCCGTTCACAGTTATTTTGTTTGTGACAAACGTGGCCTTGCTGCCAGCCAGCTCCGCCGCCAGCGGCTTTACCTGCTGATCCTTAATGTCCAGATATACCTTGTCCGGCCATATCACCATTTTGGTGTTGACCACGGCGAACTGCTTTTTGCCCGCCGTTACCGTGCCGACCACCTGCCCGTCGTACAGAAGGGAAGTGCCCTGCACCGCTACCAGTTTGTCCCACGACGTCAGCGCCGTGGCGTTCTGATACGCGTTCTGCTTTACACGGCCTTTCCGCGTGGTGATATACGGCCACCGTCTGGCGGATAGGTTCAGGCTGTCCCGCAAATCTCCGTCCGCCAGCTTATCAGACCAGGTGATCCCGCGCATCTGCACCGTTTCTATTTTGTTCGGACGCAGCGCATAGGGAAGCTCCGGCAAACGCATCACATCACCTGCACATTCCCGCTGTCATCGGGGCAATGATTTCTCCGCCACCAGCCCAGCGCCTCGTTGAGCGCCGCATCATACACCGCCTTGTCGTTGGCATACAGCGTCGTCTCGTTGTTATAATAGTCGATTTGGCCGCACAGATACACCACATACACCCAATCGTGGGGCGCAGGCAGCAGCAGCGTATCATCCTCCGCAGGCCAGTTGTATTCCGGCATCTCATGATCCAACCGCTCCGCAAGCTGCCGGTCAATGCCTGTCACCCACTCCACCTTTTGGTCGTGGCTGATGGTATTCAGCCGCAATTCATCCGCTCTTGAAATGGCCTGTGTAATGGTCATTTGCCCTCACCTCATTTCACCAGCTCCCACGTACCGTGCTTTCCTGTGCTGTTCAGGATCTTCACCAGCAGCTCGCCGGGGGTCATAGGTTCCACCGGCTCCGCAGGCTTCGTCTCCTCCACATACGGAATACCGAAATACTCGCACAACCCCTTGGCCGCGCTCTCGGCGATCTCCTTCATGTGTGTGTGGAACCATGTGGCGTCATCCATGTTGTCGTGGAACACGTGCTCCTCGTAGAAGGAGACGGCCTTCGGCACACGCAGCTCGTACAGGCCGCTCCGTGCCACCAGCTTCACCGTGCGCGGGTAAATCTGCTTCCGGTACTTCACCATAATCTGACCGAGCTTCTTGCCGTTCTTGGAGTAGGTGTAGTACATAGGGAAACACCCCCGGGAGTTGCCTTTGCCGTCTGCGCTGCCGTTGGTATGGCTGACGTAATGCACGTCCGCGCCCCACGCGTCACTCTCCCGCACGTTCTGCTTCATAATGGCGTCGCCGTTGTCGCCGTTCATGGGTGTACGCCGATAGCCACGCTTCGTCTCGATGCCGCAGCGGTTCAGGATCGGCTCCAGAATGTCGATGTACTCGTTGTTCTCCAGTGCCTCATAGCACTGTTTCCCGTCCGGGCGCGGATATACACAGGGGTTTGCCATATGCATAGCCGGGGACAGGTAGACCTTCGGGGCGGCCATTTACATGGCCTCCTCGTCGTTGGTAGACTTCATCTGCTTAAACACCTGATTGACGCCCGTTGCGGTCAGGCCGGACATAATGCCCACGGCGACCGCCGTAAAGTAGTCCTCGGCGGGGAAATCCGGCATGTGGAATGCCAGCGCCAGCGCACCGATGATGCCGCCGCACACGCCGCAAATAATGGGGATCCACTTGCTGTCCAGCGCCGTGGCCTTTACGACCATACCGATCAGATAGCAGATGACGATGATAGCGGCAACAGTTGCCACTCCGATAGTGTTGATGTCCATAGTTACTTCCTTTCCGGCTTTACGCCTCTCGCTTGATGGGCAACTTTCTTACTTCCTCCATGACCCTTTTTGCACTGCCGTTGCCGCCCATCTTTTCATACGGTTGATACAGATAGTCATTGAGGTTTTCGTACTCGTCCTGCGTGATGTACCCTCGTGTCACATACGCCATGCCCAGATGGATGATGCGGTCATGCGCCAGACCCACCAGCATCTTCCGCTCCGCATTGTTCTTGTCCGCCCGCTTCGATACCAGTGCCCACAAGCCGCTGCTTGTCAGCACCGCTACCGCCAGCGGTACGACAATCTGCTGTACCCACGGTTCCATTCGCTCTCCTTTCCGGGCTTACGCCCTGTCTGTTATCACACGCTCAGCATACCATCCGCTCTTCGGGAAACACCGCCCCGCAGCATACACAGGTGTTGTCCATCAGGTGATTTCCTCGTCATGCGAGATTCACAACCATGTCAACAGGGTCTAAGCCACAGGATAGCCGCACATAGTTGGCTCCGCTGGGGATGTCCCATGTACCGTCCGGTATACTTGTTGTCTCGTATGCACCGCCCTTGCTGAGTACCGCGCGGCTGGAATCGTACCACACGACCGGATATCCACCTTGCATCGAGCCAACAGTTGACCCGGATACGACCATCTTCGTGTACCCGGAAACGTCCAGATAGCCGGTGATAGACCTACCGGTGGCACCGTCTCTCACTCCGCCATCGGAGCCAAATCGGTAGCCATTTTCGTAACCTTTCCCATTTCCGAATACGGTCGTGCCGTCAGTATCGAAGAAGTGTGCGGGGAACATGTTCTCCTGTGCCTGCTTGACCGCCGTCACGGTAATCACCAAATCACCCGTTACGTTCGGAATGGCGATCACGCCGTCCTTGTAAAATGTGGACACATCCACACCTCCCATCGTAATAGATATAGTTGCGCCCTCCAGCGTGTAGCCCAATTCCGCCGCCAGAGTGGCAGCGTAGCCCTGTCCATCAATGACGGAAGTTCTGCTATTGTCGCTGGTGCAGTGTGTCAGAGTGGTCGTCACCTTACGCCGCAAAACAGTCTGTATGCCGCTCCACACGCTGCCTGTCACGTCCACGCCGCCCATCTTTACCTTCACAGAGCTGATGGCATAGCCACTGGCGGGCGTGATCTTCGCCGTATAGGGCTGGTACTCCGTGGCGCTGGTGGCTGCGTTGTCGCTGGTCGCATTGGTCAGCGTGTTTGTAACGGTGTAAGTATCGATGCTGGGCGTTACTGTCTCCGGCGTGCCGTCTATCATGGCCGCACGGAAGGCATTGATCTCCGCCGCCGTAAAGCCAAGCGTGGCAACCCAGCCGACCACCTTATCCCGGAATGTGCTTCCCGGCAATGCGTTGATCTGGTTGATAAGACCCGTCCACTCAGATTCATTCCGCCTGCGCGCCGTTCCGTCAGAACCAGTTCCCGTTGCAAAACAGGTCAGCTCGTAATCCTTGTCGATGTCGCTTTGGCTCACTCCGAGCAGAGCTTCAATAACACAGGCAAATGTTCCCGTTCTATCCGCGCCCGCCGCACAGTGGAAGTATACCGGCTGATTATGCAGCACGCAGTCAAATGCGAATCGGAGCATACCGCGCCACACCGTCTTATTGGCGATGGAATACCACTGGTATATATCCGGGATATAATACAGAATATCCGTTCCCAGTATGGAGCTGGTAGGAGGCGTGGAGTCTGCCTCGTTCTTACCTCGCAGGTTTAGCTCGGCGCGTACACCACACTGGTCTACCAGCACATTTCTGTCTGTGGCGTCCATGTCTCCCCCGCGAAACATCATGCCGTACTTAACCTTGCCGCCGTCACACGCCCAGCCGCCCAGATCGCGTACATTCGGCGCGTGAGGGGTGTTGATCCACCGCAGGGCATCCAGCGGCTTCAACGTCCCCGCCGCGCTGTCCGCTGAAAACGGCGTCTCCACGTTGGGCACCTCGTTGTAGTACGTCACGCCGCCCACCGTCTTACCGATTGGCTTTGTATTGGCCTCGACAGGTGTAGCCGGGGCGTAGTTGGCGATCTGTGAATTGCTGTAATCGCTGGGGTCGTAGGTCACATTGGCGAGGTAGTTCCGCACCGCCTCCGGGCACTGGTGCCATGTGACGGCCATCTTCGTGCTGATTCCATCCACCGTTGCCTGCATCTGGGCGATGGTCTTTGCGCCGGTCGTCCCCGCCTTTGTGTTGATGTGCTGGGCAAGGCTGTCCAGTTTACTTTTTGTTACCACTACCTTAGCCATACGCCACCTCGTCACCATCGGGGATCTCAGCCAGCACCAGCGCGGCAATCTCGGATTTGTCGGCGGCGGTTAGGACGTAGTCGGTACCCGCTGCCTTCACCCCGGTATCTGTGTTCCCGATATACCAGTTGCCGTTCGCCCCAATGTGGGGTGTGGCGCCGTCGGTGCCTTTGAGTGTTCCCTTATAGTTAATGTTGGCGCTGCCGCTTCCGTCCGCGTTATTTGTGCGACTCGTGCATAGGCCGACATTGCCATTGTCGGGGTTATAAAGCCAATCACCCTCACCCCATTTGGGCGCGGCTGGCCAGCCAGTCCATGCAACGACCTGTGGATTTGAAGCTTTCACACTGTGCTGATACCACCCCAGACCGCGTGTCCCATTTTTGCCTATGGCCGTGTACTCCGTGGCCACATACGCATTCTGTGTTACGTCCCACAACTCCCATTTACCGGAGGCGTTGATGCGGGGTGCGTGCTTGATGCTCTCTGCCGCAGATGCAGCGCTGCCCGCGGCGTTATTTTCGCTCAGCTTAGCAGCAACTTGGCTGTCTTCCGCTTTGCTCTTAGCAGCTTGTGCATCAGATGCAGCCGTTATTGCATCACCAGCTTTTGAAGATGCAACCGATGCGCTGGTTGCAGCATTAGCGGCACTTTTGCCAGCACTGGTGGCACTGGCGGCGGCGTTCGCTGCGCTCCCAGCGGCGGCGTCCTCGCTGGCCTTTGCCGCCGTAGCACTGTTTGCCGCTCTTTGGGCAAAGGTAGCCGCATCATTTGCCGCTGCGCTTGCAAACGTGTATTTTTGGCTGGCATCCTGTGCGCTCTTCTCCGCCGCCTTTGCGCTCTCGCTGGCATTTTGCGCCGAATTTTGGGTAGCTCTCAAGATAACCGCTGCGGTTTCCGCCGCATTCTTTGCCGCCGCCTCGCTTTTTGCCGCCTCCGTTGCCGCCTTTCGCGCGTCCACGATGGTGGCAAGCACGTTGTCGATCTGCCCTTGCAGCTGCTCCACGTTGGTCGCCGGCACATCCGCCTCCGTTTCTGCGTCGGCGCTCCATTTGCTCTCCGCCACGGTGAATCGACCGTACACAGCCAGCGTTGCACGTGTTTCTTTCTGCGCGGACACCGCAGCACCCTTGATGCACAGCGTCATTTCACCGGCATACTTTTTCGCCCCATTGGGCACCGGCACAAGATACACGCTGGTATCGTCCGCCTCCAGCATGTCAGCGGTCAGAAGCACCTCTATCGTGGCTTCCCCCAGCGCATCGCGGAACTGCACCATTTTCGTCAGGCCGTCCCACATGCCGGAGAACTCCATGCGGAGAATAACATCGTTGTGGCTCCCGGCAGCGCCGATCATGCCCTTGTCGCCGGTGATATATTCGTTCTGGATTTTCAGGGGAATTGTCCTTATCATGCCCTGTGTCCTTTCCGCTGAAAAAACGGCACAGCAAGCCGGGAGGATCACGCCCTCCTGCGCTTGCTGCGCCGTGTCACAGCTGTTTTTCGTGTCTCGCGGTGGTATGCAGTTGTCAGTTCAGCTGCTGCTTGACGGCCTCGTATTCCCGGCTCTTGCTCTCCAGGTACTCCGCCGTCGCCGCGTCCTGCGCCATAGACTGCCGGATGATGTCATACACGTCCTTGGGAATGCGGACATACTTGCCGCGCTGGATGCGATAGATCTTGCCGTTCAGCCCCACCACAATGTCGTCCTTGTACTTCCCGTCGTCCTTGAACGCGAAGAAGGAAACCATGCCGTCATCCTCCGTGTCCTTGGCGGACATGCCCTTCATCATCGCCTCCGCTTCCTTCGCGGCGTTCTTGGCCTCCTCAGCCTCTTTTCTGGCCTGCTCCAGCGCTTCATTCGCTGCGGCCAGAGCCTTTTCCATGTCCTCCGGGGTTCTCGGTTTCTTCTCTGCCATTTTCATTTCTCCTTTTGTCCGTGCGGAGGGGGACAGCGCCCCCTCCGCTATGTGGTTAGTTCATGCTGCCGCTCTCAAAGGTAGAGGCGGATTCGATACGAACCATGTACTGCTCCACCAGGCGCTCGGCCACCTTGGTCAGCTTCCAGCCTGCTGTGGCGCGCTGGTTCAGCGGGTCAGCGGTGCCGGAGGATCCCAGCTGCTTCACGATGTGCTGCAGGCCGCCGCCCTCCAGCTCCGTCACGCCGTAGGCATCCGCGCCGAGGATCAGCGTGGAGTACACGTCGCGGCCATCCTTGCCGCCCTCGCCGGGATAGATCACATCGTTGGCAGATGCGGAGATGGCCTTTTCCACGGTCATCTGACTGGTGGTGTTGGCCGTCACCTGAACGGTGTTGCTGCCGATGGTGACCATACGTCCCACCAGTGCGTTCGCCGCTACGGTACCGCCGCTGAACTTGACGGTGGTGCTGGACGTCACCGCCTCGGACACCTTCAGCGTGCGGGAGTTGGACGCCAGATCAGCACCGTGGAAGATCTTCGCCTCGGTGGTCTCCACGAAACGGACGCCCTCGATCTTGCCGATCTCGCCCTCATAGATGCCGTCGGGGTCGGAATAGGTCTTCACGTCCACCCACTTCTTGTCGTTCATCAGGTCATAGGCCACGTCCGGATGGATGATACCGGCAAAGTAGCCGTTGATCTTTTGCGCGTTCATGACCTTCAGTGCACGGACAGCCCTGCGGATGTCGTCCACGGTCAGATAGCAGTTGTTCGCCTCGGTGGTGCTGCCGCCCACCAGAGATGCGCGGTTGGTCTTGCCGCCGGAGAACACCACGTTGGTGCCGCCTGCCAGCACCTCACGGGTGATGGTATCGGCGGTGCGGCCGGCCTGAGACGCCAGCAGACGGGTGGCCTGCACCAGGTTGTTGTCAATGGCCGTCAGCTCCAGGATGTCGGACAGCTCAATGAAGCCGCCGTACTGCTTGATGGTGGCGGTGATCACGCCCATGCTCAGCTTCTGACCGGCGGGGGTCACACCTTCGGTCAGGGGCACCAGCGCCTTCGGCAGGCTGTCGTACTTGCGGAACTCGATTGTCTTGCCGCTGTTCTTGGGGATGGGATGCTTCTGGGCGAACTGATCGTGGATCAGCTCAGGCTCGGCCAGATTGATCAGACGCATGCTGTAATACGTCTTCATCTCGTCGGACAAACCGGCGTCCAGTGTGGTGTTGGTGTAACCGTCAAACAGGTTCAGCACCACGGGCATCAGGTACAGATCGTTGTAAATAGTATTCATACTTGCTCCTTTCAGCATATCGCCGCGGAGCGTAGATCAGAAGGAAATGCGTTCGCCTCTTGCTACTCTCCGCTCGATCTCCTCAAAGTCTGCTCTCGTCAGCTTCGAGGGGTCGGTTTTTGTGACAAACGCGCTGTTGGAGCTGGTTCCGTTCTCGGCGGGGCGGTTGCCCTTCGCCCGTACATTGTCGGCCACCTTTTTCTCCGTGCTGGCGGCAGCGGCCTGTACCGCATTGCCCATCAGCTCGTCAAAGTGCAGAACACGGTATGCGTGCTCCACCGGTGTACCGGCTTTCAGCAGATTCAGAAAGTCGGGATTCTGAAGCTCCTGCATCAGGTCGAAGCCCTGGTACATGGGGTTGCCCTTCATGGCCTCCGCCTCCTTGTACCACTTCTCGCCCTGCGCACGGAAGAAATCATTCTGCTGCTGCTCCTGCTGGTTTCTCAGCAGCTCGGCGTTCTCCCGCTTCAGCTTCCGGAATTCCTTGTACTGGTCTTCGCTCATGCCCGCTTCCTCTGCGGCCTCGCTCCAGTACGCATGATCGTTGTCCACGGCCTCCAGCAGACGCTTTGCGTCCCCGTCCTGAATGTTGTAACGCTCCATCAGCGTGTCCAGCACCGGCTGGTAGGACTTCATCCGCTGTTCCGTCTCCCGCGCCTCCTTGAAGCGCCGGTCGATCATCCTCTGCGTCTCCTGTGTGTACAGGTCTTTGTATTCACCGTTGATCAGCTCGCGGAAAGCCTTTTTCTTGGCTTCCAGCGCGTCGGACGTGGATTCCACGTCCTTTACCTTCTCAGCCCCGGCGTCAGGCTGTTCATGCTGCACCTCGCTTTCCGGCTGCTTGCCGTACTTTACGTTGTCCAGCGCGCCCGTTTTGCTCTGGCGGGTGTTACCAGCGCTTGCCTGTGTCTCGCCCTGTGCGGTGGCGGCTGCCGCCCCATCGCCGCCCTCAAACAGACAGAGGGTCATGTCGTAAAGGTACATATCGTTCCTCCTTAAAATGCGCGGGCATATCGCTCCCGTGTGGCGTCCCTGTCCCTGCGGGATGGCAGCGTCTCATAACCGCCGCCACCCCGCCCAGAACAAAAGGGGAGGGGCAGAGTTTCGCCTCTGCACCTCCCACAGTAACATTGATTTTTTCTGTTTTTCCACTTAAAAGTGGAATTTTCAAAATTTTACAGAAATTTTTTCCGGCGCCATCTTTTCCAGCTGCAAAAAGCCTATCTTCAGCAGGTCATACAACCACTTCCCGCCGTGCCATCTTAGGTATGCGTCCCCGCTTTCCAGCTTTTCATGTACTACCTCCGCCTCCTGCGTGTTGTGCAGCCAGCCCGCCGCCGTATACATCAGACAGCTGACCGCCGCACACACATCCGGCGCACCTGTGGCGTGTCCCCGGCACCTGACGGAGCAGCTGTCACCGCAATGCAGCGTTACCTCTGTCATACGCTTGGCACGCTCCTTTGCGCCAACGCCTGCCCGTACCCGGTCATGGGCGTCTGCGCCTCCATAATGCCGCTTGCAAGTTCGCTGTGCGCCTCCGCTTCACCGCCGCCGGTGTTATTGCCTCCTGTCTGCCGCGTCTCCTCCTGCGGCATCAGAGCGCCCGTGATCATGGCAAGCTGCTGCTGCATCTGCATGACCATGTTCAAAAGCGTCTGCCCCTGCATGACTTTCTCCCGCACCGTCTGTATGCCCTCAAAGTCCATCATCTCCAGTGCGATCAGACTGGCCTGCGCATTCTCCGGTGCGAAAAAGCCCAGGGAATACAGCTCCTTTGCCCGCTCGTTCTGCTCCATGCGGCTGAACGGGTTTTTCTTCTGCGCCTTGATCTTCAGGTCGAACACCGGACGGCGGTACATCTCGTTGCCCAGCGTGTCAAGCCCCGTCACCTGATCCTGCAATCCTGCATTGTCGAAGGTGATAAACTGATACTCGTTTCCCTCGCCGGTAATGCGGAAGCTACGGCTCACGTCGTAGAACTGCCGCATGAGCTCCACGCACAGCGTGTTGATCTGCGTATACGCACGATAGCTGGCGGCGATCATGTCACGACTGGCTTTGTTGCCTGCCTCCTGCAAGGCCGCAATCGCCGCCGCTGCGGTCACATTGGTGGTGCCACCGGAGTTTACGTCCCGGTTGGCCGCCGTGTCCTTCATCTCCTCGATCTTCATCTGCGCCACGGTGACGTAGATATCGGAAAGGGGCTGTGTCACGATCTCCTTGACGCGCTGATCCCCCAGCTCGCCATTGACGTGTACCATCGGCCGGTTCCAGTCGAGAAATTCTTCCTCGTTGATAGCCGTGCTGTCACTGACAAAGAAACGCTTCTTTGTGGCCATCATCGCGTTTTCCAGAATGTTGGCGCTGAGCTTGTCAATGTACAGCTGCGGATCCTTGCATATCGCCACATAGCCGAAGCCGATGGGTGTGCCCTTCTCTGGGTACATCACGTCCAGCACCACAGGGTACATGCCGTGGTCATAGAAGCCGCGCTCCCGGTACTCCGGGTCATTCTGGCTGGCGTACAGCAGGGTAGAGCCTACGAATTTGACATAGTGCAGCGCCGTCCTGCCGCTTGGTGTCTTGACCTTGTAATACCAGTCCACCACCACGCTCTTTTCGCTGGTGTCCACGCTGTCGTCATAGATGTATTCTTTCACATCGATGACCTTGCCCTTCTGCTTGCCCTCCAGTTCCGGATATTCCTTGTCCAGCAGGTCGTTGTCCACCAGATCGACGATGAACAGATTCCGGCTTTTCTGGATATCCGTAATGCCCGGCTCCCAAAATAGGTTCAGCAGGTCGATGTCCCTGATCTCGATGTCACCCAGCCCGTTGTCCTTCTGGCTGTCCCAGAACACACCGTAAGCAGCCGTGCCGTGCTTCAGCTTCTCCCACCAGTTGTCGGAATACACCTGCTCGAAATGGTTGTACTCCTGCACCACGGGAAGGATCTGGCTCAGCGTCTTTGCGCTCTGCTCGTCGCTCTCCTCACGCGGCAGCACTACCGGCTCCGGGTAATTGTCCATCGCGTCTGCATGCTTGTTCTGGATGGTGTTGAACAGCCATGCCGACGTGGGCTTGGGCTGCGGCGGTGTAGCCTTGACCTCCTTGCCGCTTCTGTCCACCCGCTTGGCCTTGCTCTGGCCGATGCCCTCCCAGTGCCGCAGCTCCCACCACAGCTCATCGTTGACGATACGGCTTTCCAGATTGCTCTTGCCGTCCTTGTACTTTGTCAGCAGATCAATGCCGCGCTCCACGTCCTTGTCCGTGATCATGGGCGCATCCTCCGGCCTTGTCAGCAGCATAGCCGCCATCTCCGGCGACATGTCCTGCTCCTGCTCCGTTATGCCGGGCACTCCGAATCTCTCCATGTGCTTCCTCCTCAGTATACTTGATAAAATGCGTACCGGCTGGGCTTGTATTCGTCCTCTGTCTCCAGCGGGGAATATGGCCGCTCCACCGTCCTGTATGTGTCTCTGGGGCCTATGGGGTTTTTCATGCACACATACCGGCACATGTCGTAGATGTGATCCTCACCGTCGGTGTCGATGTCCTCCACGTCCGTCTGGTCATATACCAGGTTCGGCACCGTCCGTATAAAATGCTTGCAGGTGCTGAACACATACAGCATGGGCACCCCGTCCTCGTCAAAGGCCAGCCGGTGATGTACCTGCATTTTGCCGTTGATCCGGGCGTGGTCACCCTTCTCGAAGTACACCCGCTGCCTCTCCATCAGCGCGCCCACACTCTCCGTGCCGTCGCTCTGCCATATAGCCGGGTCGCCCACCCGGTGTATCTGCCTGCCGCGCAGGTTGGGATCCTCGTCCTCGATCCTCCGTATCTCCTGTGCCACCCTTGACGGCTCCCACATCACGCCCTTGTTGGGCGTGCCTGTGCAGCCGTACAGCTCCCGGATATGGTACATCCGCCTGTTCCTGTCCACGGCAAACCAGCCCACGGCAAAAGGTCGTGAATAGCCCCAGTCCAGTCCGCACCAGATCGTCCAATCCTCCGGCACCCGGAACGGCGCGATCACATGGGTGTTCTTCCGGTCGATGTAGTGCTCGCTGTCGTTACGCCATTCCGTAAACACCTGCCCCTCGAAGCTGTCCCAGTTTCCGTACAGCAGTGCATTTCGCTCCGCCTCCGGCATGCTGGCCAGCCGCTGGACGTACATTGGGTCGTTTTCCATCAGTATCTTATTGTCAAACACCGAGGACGGCACGAAGATCCGCTTCTGCTCCCCAGTGTGCTGCCTGCCGTCCGGCGTGTACCACGTCGCCGTTTCCGTGATGGTATGCATTGGCGGCGCCGCTGTAATAAACCGCTCCTTTACCCAGCCATGCCCGATCCCGCCCGGATTGGCTGTGGAGCGCATATACACCCGCGTACCGGCTCCGTTGGGCCGGTTACGGGATTTCAGATACTCGTACTCCTCCTGCGTAAAGTGCGTCAGCTCATCGAAAGCGATAAAGTCATACGCCTGCCCCTGATACTGTATCTTGTCCTGCGGCCTGTTCATACTGCCGAACACGATCTGCGCACCGGACGGAAACCGCCATGTGTGGCTGCTGCCGTTGTATCTGGCTTTGGGGTATACGCGGGGGTAGTAGTTCAGCGTCTTGTCGATCAGCTCCCGCAACTGCGGGAACGTCTTGCGCAGGATCAGCGCCTTATACCAGGGGATATGTACCTGCCGCAGCGCCTCGATGACCAGCGCATCGCTCTTGCCGCCGCCTAACCTGCTGCCCCGCCATAAAGGGCTTCATACTCCGGTCTTGCCATAAAGACGGCTTGCCTGGCTTGTGGCTGCCAAACGACACTGGGAGCACTCATTCTGCATCACCACCTTTGACCTCCGGCATCAGCACCACGCCGATCTCCTGCCGGTCAGTCGCCGGCGCTTTTTCGCGCCACCCGAAATTGCAGCTCAAACTGAACTTTGCGCCGTTCGCACCGTCCCGATCATACAGCCGCGCCTCTGCGTATTCCTCGCACATGGACTTTGCGCGCGTGACCGTGTCCGTAAACTCAGGCCTCGCCTGATAATCAATCAGCGCTTGTCTGCCCGTAAACCCCAACGCCAATGCAAGCCCCGTTATTGTGGGAGGCTTCTGCCCGATCAGGATGACGTTGCCGTATTTATCTATCAGCGGCTGTCCATCGTCGCCAATAATAGGTTCTCCCTTGCAGCTATTAAAGTAAGCGTCAATGGCTTCCTGCATTTGCTTGACGCTTTTGTATTTTCTCGGGCATCCTACCTTTGCCATTTTGCTCACTTCCTTGTCTGACGCACCGGCCTCCCACCGCTGGCCTTTGTCATTGGCACGTCTGTACCCGGATTTCGCCTCACCTAATATGTTCCCGCCGTGAGCTATATGCCCCGCAAGCATACATAGCATCCACCACGGCGAAATCCTTTGCAGCAAGCAGACTATTTGAGACGCATCCCATACAGCGGTCTGCCAGCGCAATCACACCGCGCTGCGCCTTTTCATCAGCCGCACACTGTTTTTACGGATTAACTGTCCGCCGCTGTGGCCACAGCTTGTGTGCACTTAATTTCTCGCGCTTCCTCGCCCGCTTGTGTGGTTGGTACGGCATTGCAGTCCTGCCCTGCTTTAGCGCTTCAGGGAAAGTCCCCGTCACTCGCTGTGGTCTCCCATTACTGGGCACCTATGCCGCATATTGCCCCCTCCGGGCGGAGCCGAAGCCCCGCCCATCAGGAAAAGAAGGGGGAAAAGAAAAAGATGGAGATGCAGAGTTCGCCTCTGCATCTTCCATCATAAAGTGCGTTTTTTCAATTTTTCCACTTTTAAGTGGAATTTTCAAAATTATTTTTCGGCAATATCTACCACGCAGGGATAATCCGTCCTGCCCATCAGATAGTCCACCGACACGCCGAATTCATCCGCTATGCTCTTCAGCGCATCCATCGTTGGCTTCGCCGTCCCCAGCTCATACCGCCGTATGGCGTCCGAATTCAGCCCGCAGCGCTCCGACAGCGCATACCGCTTCAGTCTCTTTTTCTCCCGCAGCTTTCTCAGCCGTTCCGGGAATTCGCTCATGTCAGCACCTCCTCCGTGAAAAATGTCTCCCGCACCCCGCCGCACTCCGCCACGATGTACCGCCCCTTCGGATGCACATACACCACCGTGCCCTTGCGTATAGGGAATTTCTTTTCTTCGCACCCCTTACCGGGGAATAAGTCTGGCAGCGTCATAAATCGCGCCCGGATCACATCACCCTTCTGCATCTGCGCCGTCCTTTCTCTCCCCGCAGGAGCAGAAATCGTCTCCGGCTACATTGCGCCTGTTGCACGGGGAGTACCTGTTATGGCAAGTCAGTGTTCCCGGCACACCGTACCTTTGCGTAAGTCCAGATGGAAGTGTGCTGTGCTTACAGTCCTTGCAGTATACCACCGTGGCAACATCGGCGACGGGCTCCTCGTTTAGCATGGCCAGTGCCTGCTCAAGCCCCGGCTTTCTCAAGTCCTGACACCAGCCCACCAAATCCTCCAGTCGTGCCTTAATTGCATCGAGCTTAATGTATTTAGCCATTGCAGTTCCTCCTTATCTCCCGTCCCATAATGGGCAACAGTGTGTGTTCTCGTATCCATGTGTACACCCATGCCCTACTCTCCGCCGTGCCCATCGGCTTCTTTTTCGGCGGCAGCTCGCCGTTCTTCGCAGCGGTGGCCGTGGGGTTATACTTATGCTCTCCCGTCACTCCACCTCCTGTTCCATATCTCGGCCGCCTTTTCCTTGTCAGCCATAATTCGGGTCGCGGCGCAGTGCCTCGTGCATTCCACCGCCCACCGTCGGATCAACTCTTTGTACTGTGCCGATGCGCCGCAGAAGGGGCAGCGCTTCAGGTCAAACATCTTCCATCGCCTCCAGTGTTTTTTTCGCCTCCTCGCTCAACGGTGAAATGTACCCAGCAGCAATATTTTCAAGGAAGATGTTGTATGGCTGGTGAAACACGATCCCTTCGCTCACATAGGCGACTGCAAAGTGCACTCTTTTTATAAGTCGCGGATTTTCTGGATAACTTGTATCAAGCATTGCGCCGCCAGTCCCGACCGGCAGCACCGCCACGCGCCCGTCCTTGTCGGCTTCGGCCAACTCTCGCAGGCGGTCAATCGGCAAACCGTTAAATTCCGTGATCTCCGAAATTGCCTTGCCCATCATAGACAGCTTGAGCGCCTCTACGCTTTCCGGTTCCAGCCCGCTGTCCTCGTAGGCGGCGAGGCGGCTCCACGCCGCTTCTTCCCACTTGCAATTCATGGCGCAGTTTCCGCCAACTTCGATGCATTCGGGGCCGCAAAAATGTGTGCAACAGATACCATTTTCGTGCGATGTTTGCTTGCTATGTGCCGTCAGTCGTTCCATCACTCCATCTCCTCCTTCACCGCCACAGCCTTTGCCAGCTGTGCCATGCCCTGATTCATGTCCTCTATCTGCTTATCCCGCCGCGCAATGGCGTCCTTCAGGCTGTCGTTGGCTTTCATCAGTGCATCGATGTGCCGCTGCTGGTTCTCGATCAGGTCAGCGGCGGCATCCAACACTCGTTCTTGGCAACGCTGCTTGTCATTGTGGATTGTGCAGCCATGACACTCTCCCTCGGCACAGCACCGCAGCACGGTCACGATTTCGTCTCTTGTCATGTCATTTCCTTTCTCGCATCTCCGCCCCATTGCTCCGCCATAGCTTTGGCGATGCCGGGGAAGGTCTTTGCGCGGTTTTTGGCCCTATCCGTGGTAAACATACCTTTATGCTGTTCCCCATGCTTATGACTATAGCTGCCGCTCGGGCACCATGTCGCCGTCGGTTTTACAACATTTGTCGGCATCAAAGGCTTTACCCCGCGCTCCCACAGCAAAGTCTTTTTTGTAAACTCGTGTCCATATTGATATGGCTGAATTGCCTGCGTCGGTTCTGGGTACTCAAATACTTTACTTGGTGTCGGATTTTCAATTATAACCTTGTCACAGTCGGCTGCCCATATTGTCAAAAACAACGCTTTGCCGCAAAGCCCTTCATAGTAGCGGCGAAGATTTAACCTGCCGCCTTTATACAAGTGTCTTGCCCCGGCATTGCTCGTTTTGGTACACGGAGGGAAAGCGATAATCATATCCCATCGCCCCACATCATGCATCTGTCCGTCCATTGTGGCCACTTGCCCCCCCCTCGATGGCCTTTAGAGCGTCGCCTAAAATGTGCCATTCCGGGTGCCCGCCAGACGGCTCCTGTATGTCGCAGGAATACGCCTCATGCCCCAGCGCACGAAACGCAATACATACCACTTGGCTTTCCTCACACGCACATAAAACTTTCATCTCAATCTCCAAACACAACGCCGCACTCGTCCTTCAGCACGTCCTTGATGTGCTTCCGCTTGATGCGGCCTTCGTTTATTTCCTCCGCCAGCTTCTCCAGGCACTCGTACAGATACGCGATGCTGTGGGTGTCCCGGCTGTCCGCTGTCTCCTCAAAGACGTGCCATCCGCATTTATCCATCAGTACCATTGCCACCATGTCCATGTTCTCCCGTGTGCCTTGCAGCTTGCCCCGCATAAAGATGCGGTCGTCCCTGCTCAAATGCTGTTTACCCATCTCAACACCTCACTCCGATGTAGTCCAGCACCCGCGCATAGCCAAGGCCGTCTTTCGTGGGTTTCCACAGTCCGTCCGTGTCGAACGCCCCACCGCCGATGCAGAACTGGTAGTGCTTCGGGTGCGTCAGTTTCATGCGTTCAAAGCGGTTGACGCCTTTTTCGAGGTGCGCACCGAACGCGCAGAACATACACCCCGTCCTCTGGCATCCCGTGCAGTGCAGCTTGCAGTCGATCAGCGTCGCGCCGTAGTCGTTCTCGCCGTCGCTGGACACGATGTCGCCGTACACGCTGGCGTAGGGTAGGTTGCGCTCCACGATAAACCGAAGCACGTCCTGCTCCGTCCAGAAACTCATGGGCTTAGATAAGGGGCGCTTTCCTTCAAAGGCGTTGCAGCCAGTTTCGCGCCATTTTTGCATCCGCAAAAGACCTTCCTCCGCCATTGTTGCCGCCGTGGGTTTGACATCCGCTCGGTGCTCATAGCTCTTTGCCGGGGACTTTTTCATAATTCCACAGCATTTGTCTGATATGAGAAATGGAGCCGAAATCAAATACTCCCACTTTTCACAGTTGTACATACTCTTTCCCCCATCGGCGCGTAAGACTTCCCCACGCAATAGCTTCATACTTCGGCTATCTGGTGAACGCCGCGCGGTTTCTATCCGGTGCGCTACGTCTTTACCGATGATGCTGTACCCGTATTTCGTCACCACCTGCCGGATGTTCATCTTCGGTCGTAGACGGTGAAGGTTTACGGTCACGCGGGGAAACTCCCTCCGCAGCCAGTCGGCGTACTCATTGACGAACTTCTGTATCTCCGGGTACTCCAACCCAGTGTTCACAAACACCAAGTTCAGCTCCCACGGCGGTGTCCTGAAACTCGACAGGTACCGCGCCGCCAGATACGCAAGCACCGTGCTGTCCTTTCCGCCGGAGAAACTGACGTAGCACTGCCCGCCCCATGCGGTATACCATTCGTCCAGCTTTTCATAGGTCAGTATCTCCTTGTCCTGCACGTCCAGCGCCATCAGTTTCCTTGCCGCCTCATTCGTCAGCGGCTGGTTTGTGCGCTCCACGTCACACCTCCCGTATAGCAAACCCGTATCTACTGCGGAACAGCTTTGCTTTCATGGCATACTCGCGGGTACGTATCCCCTTCACGTCCTCCACCACCGGCAGCCAATACAGCTGGCCGTAGCTGTCAGGAGCCGTTCTGCGATCGTACACGAAGTCCGCAATATAGTCGATACTTTTCACCTTGTCGCCCTCAAACGTCGTGTACGCCTCTTGCAAGCAGTACCGCACCTGCAATTTCAGCCCCCGTATCTCCCCGGCATTTTGCAGCAGCATCAAAGCGTCGTAGCGCTCCGCCTCCTTCTTGCTTTCAAAGGTCAGTTTCCCGCGCTTGGTCTTCTGCGCTTTGTACTTCCCCGGTTTCCGCATCTTCTCCATGATCTGCTTCTGCGCCGCAGGACTAAGCCGCGCCAGATCGTCACTTTTCAATCCCATTCTCCAGCCCTCTTTTCTCCAATCCACGTTTGTTCATCGTGTACCGCAGCATTGCGGTCTGCTTCTTCTGCTCGCCGCAGCGGTCGCAGGTTCCGGGTGCCCAGATATACGGGTCGGGGGCAAATATGTACTCCATCCACATAGCCCGCACACAGTCGGCGCACAGCCTGCCGGATGCGATCTCCCATGCGCCGTCGTTCATCCCTCGCCCTCCAGTATTGCGCGGATCGCGCTCAGCTGGTCTTTTGCCTTCTCACGTCTGCGGCTTGTTCCCCGGAACGATACTGGGACGCACATTTCCAGCACGCGGTCGTAAATGCGTTGGTATGCCATATTTTTGGGTTTGCAGATTTCGTCCAGCGTCAAGTTCGTGGTCACGATCAGGGGCTTTTTGGCCTTGTATCTCTCGTCAATAACCATGTACACGGTTTCCAGCGCGTAATCACTGCCACGCTCCGCACCCAGGTCGTCTATCACCAGCAGCGGATAATACCGCATCTTTTCCGCGATCTCCTGCTTGTCATAGCCCGAATTCAGGATTCGCGGGAAGCTGGTTATCATCGCCGGTATACCCCTGTCGATCAACTGGTTTGCAATACACGCAGCGGCATACGTTTTACCGTTCCCCGTATTGCCCCACAGCAGCAGACCGCTATTGCTCTTAACCATGTCGTCAAACCGATCCGCATACCGTTTGCACCGCGTCAGCTCCTCCGTCATATCAGACCCGTCAAACCGGCACCCGGCCAGCGCTTTATCTCTGATGCCATCCGTTCGCAGCGATTCAACGTACAGCCTGTGCTCCTGATCTTGCCGCGCCTTTTTGTCCGCTTCGTACTTCCGCGCCCTGCACGCGCATTGGCAGCCTACAACGATGTTCTTCCCGCCAACAACGATTCTGCATTGCTTCGGGGTGTCGCAGTGGCCGCAATAGCGCAAGCCGTCTTTCCTGTAATCTCCCATTTCCTCGCCGGCATCGGCTCTGCTGGCAATGGCGGAAATAATCGCATCCGTGTTCATAAGCTGCCCTCCATGCTACCGTAGTCGTAAGAAAACGGTCGCTTATCTCTGTCGCGCTCCCACCGTTCCCACTTCTCAGCATTTCGGCAAGCCGCTTTCCAGTCTTTCATGGGGGTCTTGCCAACCATCCAGCCCTTCGCTTCGTAGAAGTCGATAAAGCCTTGCGGGTCTACCGCCGAATGGCGTTCAGCCACGTAGGACTGAACCTCTGCCAGTGTGGGTGGGGTAAAGCGCTTCGCGCGCGTGTTCCCACCGTCAGGTGGGAATAAGTCTTTTTCTTTGTCTTTGTCTTCTTTCTTTGTCTTAGTAGGCTTGGGGTCATTTGCGTTTGCTTCGGTTTGCTTGATTTTGCTTGAACTTGCTTGCGTTTGCTTGCCGCCTTTCGTTCCGTTCCTTGCCCGTTCAGCGGAAAGCTCATCGTCCCTGTCCAACATCGTCCGGAACACCGGAAACAGTATGCTTTCCGCACCCTTCAACTCCGGCGGGATGCCTGTTCTTGCGTACTCCAGAATGGCGATAAAAAGGCGGCCTCGCTCTGCATCGGACAGCGCCGCTGTCTGCTCTATCCAGTCATAGTAGGCTTTCACATAGCACTTGCCCATAGGCCTCACTCCTTCGGCGACACGCCTATGACGTACACCCCGCGCTCCTTGTCCAACCGCACATCGCCTGTGTAGTTCTCCAGTGCCTTACTCACAAGGTTGGCGGGTACCTCCAGATGCCATCCCCACAGCGTGTCGCAGTCCTCCCGTTTCTCTCCGAAGGTAATGGCACAGGCCACATAGTGAGCCGTGATGGCCTTCTTGTAATCCTGCACGGCACCGGTCAGCTCTGACAGGTGCTGCCGCTGCCGCTGCACCACGTTCTGCAAATGCGTGTTCTGCCTGCGCAGCGCCTTGATCTCGTCCTGCATCTTTCCCATTCACGTCACCCCCTTAGAAAGGCAAATCTGACATGTCGTACTCGTCCATCTCCACGAACTGGCTCTTGCCGTCCGTCCGTGGCGGCATACCGTGCCCGTCCTCGTTCTTACCGCAGAAATGTACCCTGTCCACGGTCATCTCCGTCACACTGCGCCGGTTGCCGTCCCTGTCGTCGTATTCGCGGGTGGACAGCTTGCCCTCCAGAAGGATTTCCTTGCCCTTGTACCAGTATTTGCAGATCAGCTCTGCCGTGCCCTGCCACGCCACGCAGTTCAGGAACAGCTTCGTCTCCCGGTCTTTGATGGTCTCGCTCCACGCCACGCGGAAGCTGCACACCGCCGTACCGTTGTTGGTTCTCCGCATCTCAGGATCCGCACAGAGCCGTCCCTGCAAAATCGTTCTGTTTATCATGTCAAATCTCCTTACAAATATGATTTCCCAAATTCTCTTCGGAAGTCCTCTTCCGTCCAGCCCTGCTCCTGCATGGCCTTTAGCTGTCCGTACCGCCGCAGCCTGCGCATTTGTTCGCCGCTGCGGTGTACTGCCGTCTTTCCGTTCCTGTGGCACCTGTTGCCGCACAGGTACACAACAAGGCCGTATTTCTCGCTCTTCTTGCGGTTCGCACCACCCAGAAGATGATGCTTCTCTAACGGATCGCTCGGGTCATTCCTGCCGCACAGGAAGCACCGCTTGTCTTCCATCTCTTACCACCGTCCCGTCCCATTCGTATTCTGGGCAGCTGTGTATGGCGTAGCTGTGCATGCAGTATTTACCGCCGCCGCTTCCGTGAAATTTTACCGTCGGCGTGGCGTCCCATCCAGGCACCGGCTCCGGGTTCTTCTTCGTCCAGCTGCAATCGCCGTAGCACTTCTTGCATGTCCAACATGGCTGCATGTTCATCGCCCCCATTTCGCCGCACCCCACTCTCTGTCCAGCTGGTTGTCCAGCAGCCGTATTTGCAGTTTCATAGAGTTGATGGCTTCCATAGCGGACTTGTACACCACCTCTGCGCAATCTCTTTCAAACCGCAGCGCGGCAATTTCCGCCTTGCCCTTGCAAATGTCTGATATGATCGTCACCGGCACACCGTTGTCACGCTCTGTAAGTATCTGCTTGGCCAAAGCTACGCGGTACGCCTTTTCAGCTTCCGCGTATTTCTGCCCACGCCGTTTCAACTCCGTAATGGCCACATCCAACATCCGGCTCTTGTCCAGAATGTCATTCACCAGGTCAGTCATGGTTCTTCTCCGCTGCGTTGGCCGCCTTCATGCATCCCCAGCACAACCGCTTGCCGTATCTGTCGATGGACTTGTCTGCGATGTCATCCGGGGAATACATAATGCCCTGGCACGTCACTCCTTTGATGGGGATACCGCAGCTCTCGCAGATGACCTCGCCCTTTTTGACAGGCTTCTGCTCCTGCCGCTTCACCTCGTCCGTGTCCGCATCCTTTGTATCGTCGATGCAGAACAGCCCGTTCAGCGCGTACTTCCTGGCATAGCTGGATGCCATGCCGGTGATCTGGCTGTCATCCATGCCCTTCTTGTCCTGCGGCTCTCTGGCGTATGCGCCCGCTTCTACAACACCGTCGCTCTCCTGATCGGCAAGCGTGGCCGTAGCAACAACGTAAAACCGACCGGAAATCTCACGAACCGTGTCATTCAATATCAGCGTGGCATTGTTCTTGATGCACAGCGGCTTTACCGCCTCCAGAATGTCCTCACAGCTCCGGTAGTTGTACTTGGCGAAGCTGTTGTACTGACCCTTTGGCGCTTTCAACTCCCGTTGGATCGCCGCCAGCTTTCCATATATGTTCAGTCCCATCACTTCACCCCCATGTTCATCCGCTCGGCGATCTCCGCGCCGTCCACCGCAACACCGGCTTTCAGCAGCGGGGTAATGTCGCTCTTGGACACCGTGGGCGCGGCATACGTCACCTTGCCGTCATAGCCGTTGTCCATGCACCACTGCACCAGTTCCTCCATGTTGGTGATCTCTACCGCCGTGATCTTGCGGTAGGTAACGGAACACTTCGCCGTCTGGAAGGGCTGCCCGTCCAATGCCCGGTCAACGTAGGCACGCAGCCGGTCACGCTTGCGCTCCATCGTGCGGCGGCGCTCCGCCAGCTCCTTTTCCTCGTCCCGGATAGCTTTCGCCTCTGCGTCCAGGCTCTTAGACCAACACACCATGTTCTCGATCTTGTGATCCCTGTCCATCTGCAGCTGCTCAAAAGCATCGTAGTCCAGCAGCTCACCGGTCTCCGGGTCGATCAGCGCCTCCAGCGCCTGATCAATGTGATACAAACTCAAGCTCATTTCTTTTCCTCCCATGCGTCCACCGTCCTGATGCACACATCGCATCCCACGGTTTCTCCATAAATGTTCTTGTACAGCGTGTCGGTTTCCTCGCCGCAAACCGGGCAGCGAGGGACCTTGTAATCTTTCGGTTCTGCCGGCCTTTCCGGCTCCCAGTATTCCATTACGCTTCTCACACCGTCCTCCCAGCCGCTTTCAGCACTTCCCGCATAGGCTTCCGCGCCTTGAGGATGGACATTGCCCGCGCCGTTTCCCGCCTGTATTGCCGCCACAGGTCGCTCAGCTCGTCGCTCTGGTAATATCCGTCCCCGTCGTTGCAGATCATCAAGCCCTGCATCTTGGCTTCCGCCACGGCCTTTCGCATCTTCCGGTCGGTGGTGTGCAGCGCCGCCGCCAGATCCTCGCGGCTGATGGCATTCCTGCGCCCGCTGGGTATCAGACCGGCGATCCGCTCAGTCTCCGCTGTCCGCTGGGGAATGTCGGCTTTCTCGTCCTCGCCGAACAGATACGCCCTGCTTGTCCGCAGTGCCGCCTCCAGTGCTGTCATGACCTCCTCTGTGGGCAGGCACGCGCCGTTTTCAAACCGGCTCACCATGCTTACGTCCATCCGTGGGTCTGCCAGCTTCAGAATGCCGCTGACTGCCTCCTGCGTCAGCCCCAGCTCCAGCCGCCTCTCTTTTAATCGGTTCATCACTGCGCCTCCAACCACTGACCATCCTTAACGGTGTACCACACGCCGGGTTTCAGCGTTTCACCATCCACAATGGCGGACAGGATGGCAGCAATCTCTCCGTTCATCTTTCGCTCTACGCAGACAATAGCGTTGCCGATATCGCCCATAACGCGGCCAAAAAGTCCGGTTGTCATAGCCACACAGTATTTGCCGGTGGCGGATGCTGCGCCCCTCTCGCCGGTGGCGGATGCTGCGCCACTCCAGCCGGTGGCGGATGCTGCGCCACTCCAGCCGGTGGCGGATGCTGCGCCCCTCTCGCCGGTGGCGGATGCTGCGCCACTCCAG